CTGTTGCTCAAAGAGCATCTGATCCACGCGCGGGTCACGTATGGGCGCGGGCTGGCGTTGCGCGAGCTGCTGCGGGCTGATCTGGCCGGCCAGCACGGCGTCGAGCGCGGGCAAGTCAATGCCGAAATTCTTGATGATGCCCGCGACAATCTCGACCTTGGCGGCGGGCGTGCCCACGCGCAGTTGCGCGGCGGTGCGCATCATGTTGTCGACAGCCTGGAGCGGGTTCGAGTTCTCAGCGCGGATGAACATTTCATACGGCTGCATCAGCTTCTCGAAGGCTTCCACGAACTGACGTTGCCCGGCGCTGGTTTGCAGCACGCGTTGCGCCTCATATTCGCGGCGATGCACCTCGGCCTGGACATCGGGCGGAATGCTCGCCCACTTCTCGCGAATCTCCGGGCGCCACGATGCAGGCGCCTTCAGCTCGGACGGAGCCGGCGCGGTGCCGGCATTGGGTACGCCATTCTGATGCGTCAGATTCGGCGCCGCCTGGGCTTGCAGGTTCCCAGTGGTTGCCACGTCGGGGGCCGGCGCGGGCGCGGGCGGCGAACCCGTCGCGAAGCGGCCCGAGGCATCGCGCGCACGGCCGGTGGCGGCCGGCGCATTCGCGGGCGGATCGTCGGTCGCGTGTTCCTCGAAAGCCGCATCGAGGTCGTCGCGCAGCGAAGTCTCTTCGGAGCCGGGATCGAGGCCGGTATCAGCGGCGGCGGTGGTGTCGAGTTCGGTTGCCATGGTCAGTCCTTGTTATCCCTCTGCATGCGCGCTCAATGCGGCGAATAGGTTCACGTGGAACCATTCGCGAGCTGCGCGATTGCAGCGGCCACGTCATGTGCGCGGCTCTTGTCTTCGCCCGAAAAGGCGGCTTCCCGGGCCTTTGCGGCATCGCGCCAGGTCTGGGTGAAATCGTCGGCCGTGGTCAGGTTATTCGCCTTCATGTAGGCCCGATGTTTCGAGCGCGAGCTGATGTCGGTTCCATCGGTCGCACGCAGGCCGTCGTAATGCCGATCACCGGCCATCGCGTTATGAATCGCGAGGCCCGGAACCGTCTCGAAAAACCGCTCCGTGAGTTCGCCGCAATGCACGAAGGCCGGCGGCGCGGCGCAGTATTCGCGCATGGACATGATGTGGTGCTGCACGTCACCGCACTTGGCGCAGCGGAATGTGTAGGTGGGCATCAGTTGGCCTCGGGCGGGTTCGCGATCACGGCAGCGGTCGCATCCATGACGGCTTGGCGCGCGGCGGTGATCTGGTCATTGATCTGATCGAGCGTTTCCGGCGCCTGGATACGCACCTGACGCGTGACGACTTGCATGCGGCGCTGCGAGGCCTGAAACAAGGCCATCCGCGCAGCGGCCAGGGCGGCGAGGGCATCGGCGTTGGTCATTGCGGCAGGTTCGGTTGTGGCGCCTGGGGCAGGAATGGCGGCGCGTCATTTGGCGCGGCGGCCAGCGGATGCCCGAGCGGGCCGGCCGGCGCCTGCGGCAACGTGCCTTGGAACGGATGAGCGCCCGGCATCGCCATGCCGGTGCCGGCAAATGGCGTCGGCGGCGACATGTTCGGGACGCCAGGAACGCCCGGCAGCGGGATCGGCTTCGGAAGCAATGCCGTCTCGGCCTGGGTCTTTTGGGCCTCGGCCGTGTACTTCGCGGCCTGGGCGGTCTTCTGCTGGTCGTCCGGGGTCGGCGGCTTCGGCTGCGGCGGCGTCTGGGCCTGCTGTTCGAGCTGGCGCGCGGCGTCGTCGAGCACGCCCTCGATGCCCTTGGCACCCTTGAATCCGGCCGACGCCCATTGCAGAAGTTTCAGCAGGAACGAACCCATTTGCGGGCTGTTCTGGATGATCGGGCCCGAACTCATGATGTAGTTGGAGACCGCGCCGAGGTACTCCGTTCGCGCGCTCTTCTCGGCATCCCAGTCGGGCGCGGCGAGCGTGTCCGACGTGACCACGATTCGGAACATGGCGGTGCCGAAGTTCTGCAATAGCTCGATGGCCTGCTGCGCGTATTGCGCATCGGGCGTGCGCATGATCTGCGATCGATCGAGCATCGTTTGCGGCGTGAACACGTTGCAAATGATGTTGGCCCGAATGCGCATGGTCGCGCTGACGAAGTGAGCCACCTCGTTTTGCAGGTTCGACAGACGTGCGCCGCCGTACTGCACCTTGAGCTGTTGCGCCGTGGCGGTCTCGCTCGCCTGACTGGCGCCGCGCATGATGTCGGAGATTCCGAGCACCTCGTACAGGTCGGATTGAAGCTGCGACTTGCGCTGGTTCAATTGCACGATGGCGTTCACGAACTGGTCAATCGGCATCCAGTCGGCAACGCCCTTGAGGCCGCCCTTGTCGGTGAACGAAGACCAGTTGTCGACGGGCACGAGCGCGTTTTCAACGGCGGTCGTGAGCAGCGACTTCAGCGGCCCGGCGTTCTTGTCATACACGCCCGCCGCCTTGACGGCATCGGTCAGGTGCGAAAGCTTCGAGTTGATCCGGTCGAGTTCCTTATACAGGTCTTGCGCCATCGCGTAGTCGGGGCGCGGCAGAAACGCTTTCGTCAGCGTCGTGGCGACGACCGGCATGGGGCACGGGAAGAAATCATCCAGCTCCAACGGGTCTTGCTGCGTGTCGAGTACGTACTGCATGCCCTCTACGTACCAACAAACGTTATTGCTGTCCTTGTCCCAGATTTCCCAGACGGCGGCCTGCTTAAAGGGCGTGGCCTTCAACACGTCGTCTTGTCGGTCGCCCTTGTTGTCGCTGGCCTCGCGCGCCGTCATCGGGATGAGCGCGACCTGATCGGGCGTCAGCTTGAAACGCTGCACCAGCTTCGGCGTCGACATGTAGCAGCGCCGCGCGACCCACCGGCATTCGCGCCAGCGGCGGCACGGCGAATAGAGGAAATCGTCCCAATAGACATAGTCGACTTCGGCCTCTTCATTGGCGATGGTCTCGACCGTCTGCATTACGGGTTGACCCGTGCGCGGATCAAGCTGCGCGAGGCCGGTCAGCGGGTCGATGACCGGCTGCAGGGACTCTTCCGTCTCGACGTCATATCGCACCCAGACCTGTCCGAGGCCGGACACGAAGCGGTCTTGCACGGCATCGCGCATGGCCGCGCTGGTGTCGTCGTGCTCGCGCTCGATGTCGGCATTCAGGATGCGTTCCATGATGATGCCGGCCACGCGCGCCACGTCGTCGTCAAAGTCATTGAACTTGCGCGACACCTCGGCCTGCGGAAGTCGGCCATAAATGGCCGACAGGATCACCTGCACGTTCGACCAGAACAGATTGGTCTTACCCGCGTACCGCTGCACCGTGGCATCGCTCATCGTGGAGCGGCCGAGGTACTGCTTTTCGCATTCGCGCGCGGAGCGGGTGAACTTTTCCATCCACTTACGCGCGGCGATGAGTTCGGCACTCCACTTGCGCGCCGCGCTTTCGCTATTGGCCTGCGGGTCGCCCGGATCGGGCTTATCGCCCATCGCGTCCAGGGTCGGATCAGTGCCGGTGTCGTATTCCATGACGGGCCTTAAATGCGGTTCTCGAAGGCGCGAACGCCCACGGTCTCGTGAAGTTCATCGAGTGAGAACGGGTAGGTCTTGCCGTCGTATTCCTCGGGGGCCGCAGGCCGGGAATCGCGGAGGGTCTGGCGCACAACCTGCGCGCCGTAGCTGAAGGCATCCGCGCCGTGCGATGCCCAGTTGTGATCGGGTTCGGACGAGAACACCTTGCGTTCGTCGTCCCACTTGAATGACCACGCGCGCAGCGCTTCGAGACCGCGTGCGCAGCGGTCGGCGTGGAACCGGCAATGCGGCATCACGAGGCGCGCGGCGTTGATCCGGTCTTGCAGCTTGCCGGGCGGCACCACGCTGCAGTCGAAGGCCTGGGCGAACTGCTCGGCGACCGTGTGGCGGGTCGCCATGGTCTTCGCGCGTGCATCGTGGGGCAGGTACACATGCGAAATCGGATAGTCGAGGCCCTTAAGCTTCGCGATCCACTCCGAGGCATCGAGACCCGAGGCTTCCTGATAGTCCAGCAGCTCGAAACCCGTCGTGGTGAGCTGCCAGAACCAGAAGGCGGCGGCATCGCGATAGCCCAGGTCACACGAGACCACGACTCGTCCGCCGGCATCGAGCTGGGGCTCAACGCTGATGCGGCCTTCGCGTTCGGCCGCGCTAATGTAGCGGCCCACGATGGCGCCCACGTTGGCCGAGCTGAAGTCGCAGTAATACTCTTGCTGGATCAGCTCTTCGGGCATGTCATACGCCCGTTCCATCGCGATATCGGCTTCCGACAGGACGCCTGTGTCGCGGATGCTCATCACCGCGGTGAAGGCTTTGGGCAGCTTGCGGGCTACTTCCAGCGTTTTCCAACCGTGGTTGTACCCACGGGGGGTATAGATGAAGGAAACGCTGCCGTCGTTCTCGCGCAGGATCGGGCGCACGAAGTCATAGGCGCGTGGGTCGGTGAGGGACCATTCCGAGAAGGTCACATGCACCGGGGACGCACCAACCAGCGAGTTGAAATTGTCGGCCCCGACGATCTGCACGATGCTCCCGCAATGCAGCTCGATCTTCATTTCGTCTTCGAGACGGCGCTTGACCAGCTCGCGCGGAAATGTCTGGTCGATGAGGTTCTTTCCCTCGCTGGTGATGTTGTCCCATACGACCTTGCGGCCCTGCTTCAGTGTGGGCAGGCAGTGCCAGTACAGGCCTACGCGCCGATGGGCATCCTTGCAGGCCTGGGCCAGCGCCGTGCGGTCTTTGCCGCCGCGACGATGCATGACCCAGACGGCGAACTTGCAGCCGTTGTCCATCGCAGACATGTACGGCAGTTGGTAGTGCCGTGGCTGCAGGCCACCATCGATGACGCGTTCAGCCATGGCGCGCCGCCGGCTCGTTATCGATGATTTCGCCACTGCGCGCGATGAGGCGCGGCTCGGCAATGTGGCCGGCGACCGGCGAATTGATGACGCCCGGGGTGGGCTGCGCAATGATGTTGAGCGTCCGAACAACAAACGTCGTGTCGCCGACCTCTTCGGTCGCATCCTTGACTACGAGCGTTTTTGCCAGAAACGCGAGATACGCCGAGGGGTTCGTTTTCGCGACTTTTTCCAGGTACTTCACGCCGCCCACGAAGCCGAGCGATGTCATCGCCATGATCTTTAGTTCACGGCTCATCGACGCGCTGGTGACGCGCTTTTTTTCAAGCGGCGGCAGGTCGGATTTCTGGCGTGGCATGGACGAAAAAAAGGCCGCTCGCGGCGGCCTTCAAACTTGGTCAGGAGGGTGGAAACGTGGAGGGCGCCTAGCCCCACACGCGCAGATTTTCAGACCCGCTCGCACTCAGTTGCAAGCACTTTCAAACCGTCCTACTCAGTGCCATGTCAGTCGCGCTCATATGTCAGTCCGCAAGCGACTTCAGCAGCTCGCGCAGGGCCATGACTTTCGCGGAACCCTGCTTCGCGGCGTCGATTCGGGCCTCGAATTCAAGGCCCACGGCTTCGATGTCTTCGGCCTGTTTGATGAGCTGTCGGCCCTGTTCGCGAAGGCGCGCGGCGAGCGCGCCGATACGGGCCAGGGGTTCGTCAGCGGGCAGCGTTGCGGGGATCACGGGCGCGGGTTTGCTCATGGTCAGTTCCGGTTGCGGATGGACGACGCGCAGCGGCGCGGGCGGGATAGGCGGCTGTTCGATTTCGGGGATGTGGACGCGCTGAAACGTGAGCATGTGAGGCTCTTTGACGAGACCCTGGCCCACGGCAGTGCGAAGGCATCCCATCGCCTTCGCCATGTCCACGGGCGAGCCCGTGCGGCCCAGCTCGGAGCAGATTTGCGCCACTGTCCAGGCTTCCGCGATGGGCACGGCTTCGAGAACGCGGCGCGCGATGCCCGATAGGGCGGCTTCGGCTTGTCGCAGGCGTTGAGGTTGCATGTCAAAACTCCAAAACGTGTTGAGCGC